CATCAAGTAGCGAGACCCGACGTAGGCGCGGATCGCTTGGTCCAGCCCGCGCTGTGCGCGCCGCGGCTGATCGGCGTCGTCCTTCATCCAACTGTCGAACAGCTTGTCCATCCGGTTCTTGAGCGCTTGATCGAGCCCGTCGAGGGTCAGGCCGCGAACCTTGTCACGCATCGGGGCGCTGATGCAGGTCGGCATCTTGATCTTCGGGAAGGTGGTCAGCGGCGTCAGTGATTGCTGTTCAGCATCGACCTCATTGACGACGACCCACGTGAACATCATGGCCGTGGCCGAGACGATCGTGAGGAAGACGTTCCTGATCGCACGCGCTTGGCGCACGCTGGTCACCAAATGGTTCAATGTGTCGATGCTTGTTTAGCGCGGCGGCCAGCGGCGAGGCCGCACGTTGACCGTGGTCGGCTTGGCGCGCGTCGGCACCGGCGGACGCGTCTTCTGTTGCCGCCGGACGTTGATCCGCCGCCAGACGCTGGCGATCACCCGGCGCGTTTCCTCACAGGCTCGGCAAGCCATGGCCTACCTCTTCTTCTTGGCCTTCTTCGTTTCCGGTGCGGTTGCTTCCGTCGCTTCCGGTGCAGTGCCGCTCTCCAGCCCCTGCACCCGCGCGTCCAGCTCCTTGACGGCATTCAAGAGCGCGAAGATCAGCGGCGTGGTGTCCATGACCCGCAGGTCGCCGATCAGTGCGCCGTCGATGTAGCCAGATATTTTCCTGACCAGCTCGGGAAGCGCCTGCTCGGTATCCTGCGCAATCAGACCGACGAATTCCCTGCCTGCCACGGCTGGTTGATAGTTGGGCGAATTTTTGTACGGCACTTCGCCCTGCGGGATTTCGAGCGTGTCGTTGCCCTTGTACGTGTAGACGACCGGCTGCAGCTCCCGCAGCTCGACCATGCCGTGCTGGTATTCGCCGGTGACGGTCTTGACGCGCTCGTCGGAAGGAGCCGACCAGCTTCCGCCACCCGGCTTCACGCCGTCACCGGAGACCGCGAGGACGCCGCTGGCGTTGACGCTGAACAGGATTGCCCCGGCGTAATCGAAGTACTCCAGCCTGCCGGTGCCGATGACCCACTGCAGGCCCCAATCGTTGAAGCGCATCTGGTAGGAAAACGGCGCGGTGGTGCCAGCGACTTGCAGCCCGAAGCAGTTGGTCGTCAGTTGTGGCGACGATGCCGCGGCCTGATTGAGCGTGATCGGTCCTGCGGATGCGTGGAGCTGCCCGCCGACAGTGACCGCCCCGGTGATCGTGACCGGGTAGTTGAAGGTGATCGCGCCGGTGCTGCGCACCACCTTCATGACATCGAGGCCGAGTGGTGCCCCGGCATCGGTGTAGCGATTGATGGTGAAGTCAGATCCAGTATTCCCGCCGCTCTCGACCGCGGCATCGCCGAATTGAACGATCCAGCGATTGAGCCCGGTGGCATCGCGGCCCCGGATTCCTCGGCTCTGATTTTGCCCACCGCCGAACGGCGCTTGCAGCGAGATTCGCGGCGTTGCCTTGTCGATCGTCAGATCGCCGGTGATCGTCCCTCCGTTGAACCCGGATGGCCCGGTTGGGCCGATTGGTCCCTGCGGTCCCGTTGCGCCCTGCGGTCCGGTCGGCCCGGTTGCTCCGATATGCCCCGGCTCGCCGGTGACCCCGATCGCCCACTCGGCATATTCGCCAGCGCCAAACATGAGATCGACATCGATCGTCAGCCGCCGCTCGTTGCTGAGCCATTCGGTGACGACGCCTTCCATCCAGACATCGCTAACGCCGACCGCGCTGGCGCGCACCCGCTGGCCGACGACAAACACCCGGCCGAGTTCATTGATGATGAATGCTTTGGCCCCGATCTCGACCATGACCGGCGTGGTGCTGGTACCTCCTACCATTGGCCCGGGCGTGCCGTACGGCGCGGCAACGCCAATAGCTGACGGCACCAGCAGACCGTCACCGGCAACCGCCGGGTTGCGGGAAACAGTCGCGATACTGAGGATCGTCATGTTTCCGGTCCTTGCACGACAATGCGCTTGTTCACCGGCTTCTTGGTAACCCCTTCGAGAATGACCAGCTCGATCTGCGCGACCGCGCGGGTGAACTCGCCGTCCATGCCGACGATATCGGCGACGTACTTCCCGGCCTTCTTGTCCTTCATGTCGGCTAAGGGAACCTGAATGATCAGGAAGCCGGTATCGGGCGCGTCGCCGATCATCAGCGTGCCGTTGGCGGTCGAGGCGGCGAGGATCACTTCCACGTCGTCCGGCGTGCGACGAACCTCCATCTCGAAATCGATCCCGGTAAGATCGAGCTGTGGTTGTGGATCTTCATCGACATCGATCACGAACTTGATGCTGTCGATCCAGTCCTCGTTGTTGCCGGTCTCGATCACCAGCGAGCACAACGGCATGGCGAGCAGGTTGGACATTCGTTAGTCCTCGGACGACGCCTCGGCCTCTGGCACCGGTGCCGCTTTCTTCTTGAATTGTTGCTGCACCGGCGGCTCCAGCTCGAAATCCCGCCAGTTTTCGACCAAGAACATTCGCCCTTCTGTGCCGGACCCCATCTCCAGCGGTTTGACGAACACCGCCTGATCCGCAACGTAAAGCACGGTCATTCCTATACCGTGAGCGTCGTCCGGAACGACGGCTCCCAGCGGATAGGTTGCGCCTACTCGCGGATTGATATCGGTGATCGTCGCAGCGTAGACGTACACTTTCATGCCACTCTCCTAGTAAATTCGGATCAGCGACCCGAAATTGCCGACCACGCCGGTCGCTGGAGTCGTTGTGGTCCACGTGTTGCCGACCGAGCTGTTGATGGTGATGGAAGAAATGTCGGTCGCGTTGATATCGAAATAAGAACCACTGTTGTTGATGACGCCATTTTGGTTCTTCAGCAGTGCGGTGCTACCTGCCCACGCCGACAGTCCATTCCAGAGATTCCTCATGCTCTCGTTGTTCTGGTAGAGATAGAGCATCGAGCCGACACCGGACTGCATCCCGTCCTGCGCATTGCCGTACGCCCCACAATCGTAGAGCGACATTGTGCTGCCGCCGTAGCAGTAGAAGCCGCTGCCCCAACTGTTGGCCGAAAAGCATTTGCTGCAGTCGAGAGTGCCCTGCGCAACCGCGAACGCATTGTAGCCACCGCCCCACACGCTGACGCCGTCGCAGATCATGCCGCAGCCATGCTCCGGACCGATCGCACCGAGCGTGCCAGATATGCCGCCATAGGAATTCGCGCCGGTGATCAGAATATTCTTGATGGTGATCTTGCCGGGGCCGGTGTGATTGATTGCCACCAGTCCGGACCCGCCGGTCAGGATTGACGCCGCGTTGGTGAACTGGATCTCGGTGCCGTAGCGACCGCGCAGCATCGCGAGATTGTTGCTGGTGTCGCTCGGATTGCCGGTCTTGTAGAAGTCATTCTTGGTCGGCACCGCCCCGTTCATCGTGCCTTCGACTACGATGCGATCGGCATTGGTGTGATATGTCGTGAACGGCGTGAAGATTTTCGGGTTTGGGGCTGCCGCGCCAGCGAGCTTGATCGTCACCGTGATGTTCGGCGGAATGCGCTTGCGGCCGAGATTTCTGAAGGCGTTGTCGAGGTCGGTATTGTTGGCGACGTTGATCGTGCAATTCGCGGTGATCGTGATGTTGGGAGAGATCCAGAATTGCGTGCCGTCGTAGATGAACAAGCAGGTATCGCCTGCTACCACATCGGATGGCAGCAGCGCCCCGCCACCCTGCGCGAACACCGGCCTCGCACCCAAGCCGTTGATATTGAGCGTGGTCGGCCCGGTGTTGGTGTTGTTGATCTTGATCAGGATCGCCAGACCGGCGGCCAGCGAGATTGCTGGCGCACCGGCGGGTGGTGAATAGCTGACCGTCACGGTGTTCGCCGCACCGGAATCGACCGCGTACGGAATGTAGACGAAGTAGTTATTGGTGGTGCCAGCGCCGCCGGTGCCGCCGAAATTGATCAGGATGAAGCTGGTGCCGTCGTAGACCAGCTCGGCCAGACCGCCAGCGGTGAGATCGCCAGCCGAGAGCTGCGATCCATTCGGACGCTTGACCTGCGCGCTCCCGGCACCGGCATTGATGGTGACCGCGCCAGTGTTGGTGACCTTGATCTTGACGCGCAGCGGCAGGCCGACCGTGTAGCTGGTGATCGGTGGAGCGAACGAGCATGAGATGGTGTTGGCCGACCCGGTATCCTCCGCATAATTCATCCGCTGCGAGCGGATCGATTTCGCCACCTGTTCGAGATCGGTATCGCTGGGCGTGACGAAACTTCTGGTGATGATCGCCACCAGCTCGCGCATCGGGTGCTCGAACGCGGCAGCAGGCGGAATGCTGCCCTGCCGTCCGATCGACGGGTCGCCATTGATGTAGGGCGCGTTCGGATCGGAGATGCCGTAGGGCTGCACGTATTTCATGGCTTCAGTCCCGTCGTTGATAGGTTTAGATTTACAGCCAGCCGTTCGCCGGAACGGTCAGGACCGATGAAACCCAATGATCAGATGCCGGGCTCCCGCTACGGCGTACCCTGCATGGGTCCACCGAACGCCATCTGCGAGAAGTCCATGATGAGGTCGGTGTGTGCGGGCTTCCACCGATTGAGCAGGCACTCCAACTCTTCGGGAACGGCGAACTCAAGGTGATGATCGACGCCCGCCTGTCCCGAGCCCGCGCGGAACCATCGCAGGCCAACCGTGCCGGGGCGGATGTACCAGTAGAAACGCTGCTCGGGCGGGCCGATGTACCAGCGGAAATTCTGGTTCTTGGTCGGATCTTGCGTCGGCCGCGTGTCGCCTACCTGCGAGATCCCGGCCATGAACGGCGCGTACTCGCCGAAGTCCGCGATCTCGATATCCTCGTAGCCGACCCACTCCATCACCTTCTTGTAGTATTCGCGCGACTGGCCGCCGAGCCACGTCATCACCATGACGAGCATCTTGCGACGCGATTCGATATCGGTGGTGGACGGGAAGCATGGATCGGGCAGGCCCCATGCGCGCTCCCACTCGGGAAGCAGCTCGGTGGTCAGACGCGGATCGCTCTCGCGTTCCAGAAGGTCGGCGGCGCGGCCATCGACATATTCCCAAAACCACGCGAGGCCGCGGCAGACGCCGTAGATGGTCGAGCCGGGCGAGCGGGACCATATCTTGCCGCGCGGCAGAAGATCGACGAATGCGTCGGTGTAGTCCTCGCCGTAGCGACGGATGTGCCGATCGCGTTCAATGACGACTGGCGTCTGGTTATGTGCCATAGACGATATCGCCGAGCACGGCCATGTGCCCGGGGCTCGGCATCACGTCATCGGCCGATGTTGGGAATGAGAACGACACCACGTTGGGCGATTCCATGATCGCGCAGTATTTCCATGCCGCGTAGATCGTCTGGCCGGGCTTGGCCTTGTCGAACAGCATCTGCTCGATCGAGTTCTTGATCTCGGCCTTCACCGCGTCGGTGCTCGGATTAAGGTTGTTGATCAGAATGTCGATGCGCTGTTTGAGCGGTGCCACGACGAAGAAGTCCTTCACGGCCACCGGACGCTGCGTGTCGATGTACTCTGCGACCGTCTCGCAATCGCTCTCGAACGGGAAGCCGTCGTTGTCGGCGCGCAGCTCGTCCATCATGAAGCGCACGGTGACGGTGCCGATTCCCATCTCCAGCGGCTCGCACCACGCGCGGGTGACGCCCGGCACCGCCTTCGCCCATCGCACGTAGTCGTGCGCGGCACCGCCCTGCGGCGGCTGGCGGATGCGCTCCAGAACCCGGATGCGCAGGTCGTCGTCGCTCTCTTCATCGACGCCGCCGTCCACATCGATCGCCACCGCGGTGCCGTCCACCCCGGCGACGGTGGTGGAGATCGCCAGCGAATCGCCGGGGACGAGGTTGCCGATGACCCCGGGATCGAGCGCGCGGATCTCGCCCGGGGTCGGCACCTGACCCGACGCCACCACAAACTCTTGGATGGTCTCGTACTCGACGTTGCCGTGGATCAGCCGCGTCCCGGCCGGAACGATGATGCCGCCGTCGATGCTGGTGAAGGTGGCGGTCCCTTGCGCCAAGGTGGCGACCTTGCGGCCGGTACTGCCATCGGAATTGACCAGCCAGATATCGCCGTGCCGATCGAGCCATTCGGTCTCGGCGGTGTCAGGCAAGAGCTGCAGCGACAGCCAGTCGATGTACTGCAAAACCAAGTGGCAGAGCGCGCCCTGATTGTCGGACATGACGCGCAGCACCGAGTTCGGGATCGCCGCATCAGCGCCCGGCAACGATCCGCGGATCTGGTCACGAACCAGCTCACGAACTTGGGTAAGAGTTGGGGTTGCCCATGGCATGGCCGATCATTCCATTATGTCTTCCCACAGGATCTGATAGCGCAGCTCGATCTCGATATCCGGACCGCGGTACATCCGGATCAGTGCGTCGATGCGTTCCTGATTGACGCGCGTGACGCGCACTTCCAACTGCGAGGCGACGCGGCGATCGATGAACGGCTGCAGCGCTTCGCGGATGTAGTGCTCGACCCGGGTGATGGTCGCGCCTTGGTAGGCTTCCGCCCCGGTGATCTTCTCGCGCATGAGCAGCCACAGCCGCGAGCCGATCGGCCAGCCGTCCCATATCTGCTCGGCGTCGAGGTCGCCCCACCAGCCGCGCCGATCGACCGAGTCCGGATCTGGCAGGCGTTCGCCGGGCTCGGCCAGCCGGTCGGTGCCGAGCGCCACGATCACCGCGGTGGCCAGCGCCTCGGTCTCGTCGAGTGAGCCGTCGCCGAGCAGCAGCCAATCGACGCTGACCGCGGTGACGGTCGGGAAGGTTCCCGACTGAACGAACCGAATGTCAGGCATGGTCCATCGGGTCTTGCTTCACTTGGATCGGGATCGTGCTCCAGATGCCGGTCTCGTCGATCCACACCCGGAATTGCTTGAAGCGAATGTGGATGTGCCTGTCGGTGACCTGATAGGAGTGGGTCTCGTCCTTCCAGTAGCCTTGGATCTTGTTGTCCTCGGTCTTCTGGTGCCCCTCGCCGCGCTTGGCCAGAATGTTGTTGTCGCCGTCGAGTTCGAGGTAGGTCTTCGATTCTTCCTTGTACTGCGCCTGCTGGCCTTCGAGCTTTTCCTGCTGGAAGTCCTCGCTCTCGCTCTGGCCACCGCTGCTGCTGCCGCCACCACCGCTGCCGCCGCCACCGCCACCATTGGCAAGCGCGCTCACGGTTGGCTGGCTTTGTGGGCCGCCCTGTTCCTGTTTCTCTTTTTTCTTGACCATCTGGATGCGGGTCTTGCGGTCGTTGCGGTTCGACCAGAAGCCGCCGTCCTCGTTCAGGTGAATCTGGTTCTGATCGTCCTTGCCGCGGAAGAGCGCCACGTCGCCTTCCTTGAGATCGCGCAGGCGATGCCGCCGATCGTCCATCACGGTGATCACCGGGAACGACCGACTGCTGCCCATAAACGAGACGAAGCCTTCGGCGCTGCCGGTGATCCGGCCCTGCTTGTCCTTGGTGGCCTTGGCGACCACCGACGTGAAGCCGTAGTTCTGCGGCGACTCGATCTTCGATCGCTGCTCGCCGCGCATGAATGTGCTTTTCGACTCCTGCATGAAATGGCCATCGTCGGCGGTGTCGATCAGGCACCGCGCGCCGCCGCCGTTGTAGGCGTAGAAACCGCTGGTCAATGGGGTCTGTCGAAACATGCTGCCTCCGTTGGGTTTATGGAGCGCCGCCCATACCGCCGATGCCGGGCGTGCCCGGTATGCTCTCGCCGGGCAGCGGCTGGTTTGGATCGGGCTGGTTCGGTGCCGGGACCGGCTCGATCGGCGTCGGCGGCGCTGGATCGTTGGTGGTGCCGGTCGAAGTGCCGGGCTTTCGCACTCCGGTCTTGCCGGGGTCGGCGGCAATCTGATTGTTCAGAAGGCCCGGCTGCACCAGCTCCAGCGTGGTGGTCGTACCGGCGTTGGTGTCCTGCGAGAACGTGACGGTCTTGATGCCCATGAGCTGGTCGATCATCGCCATCGGCGACCAGACGTAGACGTAGTCACCGGCCTTCCACAGTCCGGTGGCGCGATTGCGCAGCCATCCGGCGACGGTCACGTTGGCTTCGAAGATCGCGTAGTCGCGAAGATCCCGCTCTTGGTTGACGCGCTTCTGGAGCTGGCCATCGTTCGCTACCGGCATCTCGGCCGGAATGAGCAGGGGCGAATAGCA